CCAGCGATGCAGTAACGCATATCTCCCCCCAGCAGGTATCTCCGGTGCTTTTAAATGACTTACAGGACACAAAGACCGAGATAGACAGCACAATGGGAGCGCACGGCACTACCAGAGGGGAAAGAGGAGCGCAGGAAACAGCCACAGGCAGAAACATTTTAAGGGAAGGAGATTTGGGGCGCATAGACCTTTCTGTCCGGCGCATAGACAAGAAACTGGAGCTTTTATACGGCTGGATGTTGCAGATGGCCAAGGTTTTCTATGATGACACGCATTACATCAAGCTCTTAGGAAAGGAGGGAGCGGCTGATTACTTAGAGTTTAGCTCTGATGATATTGAGGACGGAATTGAGATTATGGTCAAGAGCGAGATGACCGCTTTCAAGGCTACGCAAAGGCTGGAAGCGCAAGAGAGAATGGCCGCCAGATTGCTTGACCCTTTGAGCTATATGGAGGCTTTCGAGGTATCAAACCCCAAAGAAGCGGCCCGGAGAATGGTGATGTACAACCTGGACCCGAAGCTATACCTTACCACCTTCTTAATGGACGAAAACACGCCCGGAGCGGAAACAACCAGCATAGGCAAGGCACAGGAGGAGCAGGAAGCAATGATGGACGGCGAGATCGTTGGACCATTTCAGGCAGCAGACAAAGCCCACATAGATGAACACGCCGCATTTATGAAAAAGCCCTTGTTCAAGAGATTGGAAGATGTGCAGATACAGCAAAACTTTATGGAGCATATACGCCAAGAGGTCGAGCAACTTAAATCATTAACCCAATCTGTCGGACCAAGACCAACGGCACAGCCACAAGCCCAGCCAATGGCACAACCGCAGATGTAATTATGGCAACAAAACAAGCAAGAAAATTAGCGGCTAAAAAGATGTTGAAGAACCCGGAAGGAGGAAACGCCAATGAAAATATGAAGGGAGTTTGGGAAGAGTCTAGGAAGGCGGACATCTTAAAAGAACAAAAAATTAGAATAAAGAGAGAGCAAGACAAGAAAAATAAAAGATTTTACGCATAAAAATAGTAAATAAATAATCCCAAGGTTTGGAAAACCTTGTAAAACACCGTTAATTATTTATGTCAACAGAAAAAGGCGACCAGACCGTCCAGCCAACGGAAACAAAAGAGCAACAGATCCCCTACGAGAGGTTTAAGGAAGTCGTCGAGGAAAGAAACCAAGACAGACAGACCTTAGCCCAACTCAAAGAGGAAATTGAAACTCTTAAAACTTCTTTACCAAAAGAGCCGGAAACAGAACCGGCAGATTGGAAAGAAGTAAAAGCAAGAGCTGTCAAAGAGGCAACAACCTTGATGGAGCAAAAGCTCTTAAAAGAAAGGCATGAACAAGAACAACAGGAGCAGACCATTGAAGCAGGATTTGAAAAACTAACCGCTTTAGGGCAAAAAATCACTCCCGAAGTTCGCAAAGCCGTACTGACCGAGATGGTCAAGACCGGTGATGATGTTTATGACACCTACCTGAAAATCAAGGAAAAAGCCGATAAGTCTGAAAAGACGCAACAGCTCAAAGAAGGAACGCTCCCCGAAGGAAAGGGGACGGATAATACGCAAGTCGGGCTTACGTATAAACAGCTACACTCAATGAGCATAGATGACATTATTGCGAAGTCCGAAAATAAAAAATAAAAACTTATGTCTAGAACAATCGATACAGAAACAACTTATCTGACAAGAGATGTAGTCGCCGCTAAAGTGGTTGACGGCATCCTTGACGGACAACTTATTAACTCGTTGATATTTTCAAACGCCAAGCCGTTCAGACCGAATGGCCACAAGGTGAATATGAAATATCAGAAATCAACCGCGATGGGTTGGTATACAGGTATGGGCAACTTTGATGTTACCCAGCAAAAGAACCTGGTCCAGATGACTTGGACACCGGCCAGCGTGTACGGATCGGTTACCCTTCCTTACTTTGAACTTTCGGTCAACAAAGCCGAACCGGTTATCCAACAGGAAAGGTTTGCAATGGAAAGTGCCGCGCAAGACTTGCTCGACAACATTGCTGACGCTTTTTACGGAAGTGGAACTTCTAACCAGTGCGATGGATTGGACAATATCGTTGATGACGGTACTGTTGCTTCGACTTACGCCGGACTTTCCAGACCAACTTACGCCGCTTTGAACTCTGATGTGGACAGCTCTGTCGGGAGCATTACTCTCGATACCATTGGTTCTTCATTAGATGACGCAACCGTTGGCTCTGAAAGCCCTGATATAGTTTTGACTACCACTACTTTGTGGAGAGCTTTGGAAGATTTGCTATTTCCTTCTATCACGGCCACTTATGGAGCCGCCGGTAGCAAGAGAGGAACTATCAACAGGCTTGGAGACGCAGGAGCCGGACAATCTAACACAGGCTTGGCCGGATATACAGCGATGTATTACAGGGGAGTGCCAATCGTCAAAGATGAAAAATGTTCTTCTGGCGATATTTACTACCTGAACAGAAAGAAACTGTATTGGGCTGGTTTGCCTCACTTTAAACACGGAACTGTCAACTTGGGCGGAAGCATTATTGAAGGACCGGACAATGAAGTACCTCGCAATCACGGTATTGCTTGGACCGGAATGAAAGAGCCTATCAACCAAGACGGCGAAACTGGACAGTTTATTCTTTATGGCCAGTTGATTTGCGAAAGCCCGAGACATATGGCTAAAGATGAAGGATGCACCGCCTAGTTTAACAATTTAACTATTAACTTATCGGCGCAGTGTTATTTATAACGCTGGGGTGAAAATCCCCGCCGATAAGTTGATTAAGTATTATGGCATTAAAAAATATTAAGAATTATGTTTCTGCTGTTCGGCAGAACAAAGGCATACTTGCTACCGATCAAGTTCAGATCGTAACAAGAGTGGCAGTTCCAACAGACTCTGATTTGGCCAATGGCCGGTTAGTGTATGTTACTGGAACAGGTTTGCAAGCCTATATTGAAAGTGCTTGGGTAACCCTTGGCGCAGGAGGAGCAAGTTCCGCTACTTGGAACAGTTTGTATGATGGAAGCAAAACATTCACCGTTGATGAAACAACGATGACCATTGCAGGTGCGGCAGCTTTGGTGGCCGGTGATGTATTGACTATCACTGCGGCAGGAGCTGTAACCGGAGATTGTTTGCAATTCACTAATTCCGGTACAGGAAGCGATGTCAAAGGAACTTCCAGCACTTGGAGCGTTTCCAAAGCTGGTGCGGCGGTATTCGCAAGCGTAACAGCCACGAGCATTACTTCCAGTGCTAACTTGGCCTTAAATGGTACAGGCGCAGGAACTATCGCTATCGGAGATGTTTCTACTGGTGCGGTTACCATTACCCCAGCTTTAGTTGCTGTGGCTTCGGTTACCATTACCGGTGCGGCTGATACCGATGTCTTGACAGTTACCGATGGAGATGTGCTGATGTCTAACGGCATTTTGCAGATCACTTCTGATGACACAACCACAGGTTCAATTATAGCTGTTTCGGCGGCTACAACCGGCCATATGGTTCGGATAACAGCTGACGCTGCAACAGAGGGTTCTATCCTTTATATTGATAACGGCGGAGCTTCACTGACAACCGGTTTCTACATCAACTGTAATGATGATGGAGTTTCCGATTTCTCGGTAGGAGCTGACGGAGCGACTGTTATAACAACTGCGGTTAATTCTACTGTTGCTTTGAGCGTTACCGGAGTACAGACCAATGAGGATATGGTCCGGTTTGCTTCCAATGGCGTAACTGCTACTGGACAGTCAACTTTGCAGGTTACTGCGGCTGGAGCGACTGCGGCTGGTTCTGCGGTGTTGTTGGTTAATCATACCGGCACTCCGGCTCATTCCACTTCTTACTTGGCGGTGTTCGATTATGAAACTGCCACGGAGCAGACCAATGACCCAATCACTGTTGAGATCAGAAGCGGAGTATCAGTTGGTGCGGCTTTGAATATCATTGCTAAAGGCACAACGGTTACAGGTGGAGTATTGAACTTCACGGTTGCCGAATTGACCTCTGGTGTTGGTATCAATATGACATCGTTGGCGGCCCTTGATACTGGTCAAGCGATAAATATTGCACACGCTACCTCGGTTATCGCCGACACTGGTTCGCTTATAAGAGCGACTTCAAGCGGTATCAATACCGGCGGCGCAACCAATGGAACAGTATTAGACCTTAAAACGACAGGACAGTTGGCTGGAACGATGTGCAGGGTTGATTCAATTCAAACCACAGGCACGGTGATGAGCATTATCTCAAGCGGGATAATGACGACAACCGGAAACCTTTTGACTTTGACAGCCAATTCAGCAACGACTGCGGCTGGCTTGTTAAGGGTTAATTGTAACGGTATCTCTTCCGGTAATGGAGTGGTAATTGCTTCGTCTAGCACGGCGGTTACTTCAGGGTCAATGTTCTTGGTCAATCACACTGGTACATCAACGACCACGGCTCTTGCTCCATTATCAGTATTCCAGACAGCGGCTACCGACAATACTACCGTTGTGCAGATAATTGACGCGGCAGACTTAGCGGGTGGTGTTGGGTTAGATATATCTTTGGCGGCGACCACAACGGGAACCGGCATTGACATGGGGAACTTTAGCGCGGTAACGAGTGGCAAGGGTATTTTCATCGACAACGATGTTTCTACTCTTACAAGCGGGTATTTGATCCACTTGGATTCTGCCTCTACCGCGATGACCACCGGCAGACTGTTGTTAGTTGACCATACGGGGAACGCGACCGCGACCGCTCTTTGCTCGGTTGTTGAGTTTAAGACAGCTGCCGCGGAAAATACTGTGTTGCTGTCTTTGACCGCTTCGGCGGCTTTGGCCGGGGGTGTCGGATTGGACATCTCGGTAGCGGCAATGACTACTGGCACGGCTTTGGATATTGGCGGAATGGCAGCAATCACGACTGGAAACGGTATCGTGGTGGCGGCTTCCGGCACTACCAGAACTGACGGTATGCTGTTGAGCTTGTCTTGCGCTTCAACTGCGGCTACTTCAACGGGCAGGATGTTGCTGGTTAACCACACTGGAGCAACTGGAGTTGACACTGTTATCGCGGAAGTTAAAACTGCGGCAACCGATGAAACTGTAGCTTTCCAAGTTGTTGCTTCGGGAGCGTTAGCGGCTGGTAAAGCAGTCAATATCTCTTGCGCGGCGATGACAACTGGTACTGCTCTTAACTTTGTAAGCGCTGACGCTTTGACGACTGGTGTGATGATAAATGTTCACTCCAATTCAGCGGAAACAGACGCCAGAAGTCTTGTTCATATTCACAATGATAATGCGGCTGCTGTTGGGACAACTCCTTTGGAAATAGTCCAGGATAGCCCGGCTACTGCTCACTTCTACGCATTTATGAAGGTAAATAGCAATAAGTTGTGGATGGGAGATGGAACGACACCTAATGCTGCTTTGGCGGCTACCACCGGAGATGTGTTATTTAATGGCGATAGCCAGAAAATTTACATTTGTACTAATGGGGCCGGATCAGTTTGGAGTGCGACTAGCTAATTAGTTTTAAACACAGTTGGCGGTCTGTGATTACAAAACCGCCGTTAATACCCGAACCAAAATTAATAATGGCGAGGGAAAAGAAGAATGGCTTATCAAGAAACAACGAGGCAGACTATTTTCAACACAAAGTTGACTGCCAATGACTCTACGGCTAAAGAAGCTCTCGGAGTTATTAGAGAATTAGAGGACGGACGGGCGTTTCGCTATGTCAAGATGACCGGCGGAACTTCTGCTTTGGGGCAGGTTAATACCATCGGGGCTAAGGTAGCGGTTACAAATGCCACTTCCGCTTCCGGAACCGGTCCGGACGGAGCGACAACCACTATCATTACCGATAGCGATGCCGCTTGGACAGCTGCCGCTTATGTCGGTTGGTATTATGTAACCCTTACTGCGATGACAGGTTCAACAGACCCGATCAAGATCGTGGGGAATACTGCTACCACTTTGACGCTTGAGAGAAGCATTACTACCGCTTTAACTTCGGCTGGAACTGACGATGGCGAGATAATCGCTCCTTTGGGAGTGGCTTTGATTGCCGCCGCCAATAATCTGGTCCAACCAGTTAGCGGTGTCGGTATCGGTACTTTGACCGAGAATTACTATGGCTGGCTTCAAATCAGAGGCTATGCCGGAGTGATCGGCGATACCCTTACGGAAGGTTATGCGATCTGTCCTGGAGGAAATGCTGCCGGACAGGCTTTAATTGCAACAACCAATAACTTTGAAAATGTTATCGGTTACTGCGTGGCAGCTGCGGGAAATAATGAATTGAACTTCTGCAACTTAACCATAGCGGCTTAGAAAATAACCCGTTCTTGTTTGGGGCGGGTTATGGGGTTTGACGGACGCAAGTGGGGGAAAGGTTATCTCTTTCCCCCAGCCCCAATAATTTGATTAAGATAACTAATTATGAGAATATTTACAGACGAACATAAGCAAAAACTTAGAGAACATCAACATAATAAAGGAAAACATTTATCGGACGAAGTAAGAAGGAAAATTAGCGAAGCTAAAAAAGGTAAAAAATTTACTGAAGAGCATAAAAAGAAATTAAAAGATTTAATACCTTGGAACAAAGGTTTGAGAGTAATTTATACGAAGGAAGCAAAAGAAAAGATGAGATTGAGTGGTTTAAAAAATTGGAAAAATAATTTTAATAATTTTAAAGGAAAAGAAAGTCCATATTGGAAAGGAGATAACGCTTCTTATGTTACTCAGCATAAATGGGTTTATGACAATAAAGGAAGACCTAAAGTTTGTGAGCATTGTGGAATTACTTGCGAAGAAAAAAAGTTAAATTGGGCAAATATAGACCACGAATATAGAAGAAATGTCGATGACTATATTTCGTTATGTATATTTTGCCATAGAAAACACGACAAAAAAAATGATAATAAGATAAATAAATTTTATGGTAGAAACACCAAAATATGGAAACAGTAAATAAACCGATTGAGTTTAAGAAACTTTATAACAACACCCCTGAAGATTTTACTTTCTTTTGGGATAAGGCTCCTTACACGATTAAGGCCGGGGAAGCAAAAGAATTTGTTGATTATATTGCTTGCCACGGTGCGAAAAAACTGGCCGATAAATATGCCAAGACCGCCAACAAAGACGAAAAGAAAGTCTTGATGATGGCCTTTTTGGAGAATGTGGATTTTGATGTAATGGCTAGGAAAATGAACATTGACCTTGCCAAGATCAGGGCAGATGTTCTGACCAAGGAAAAAGAGAAAGCCAGAGTCATAAACTTGGAATCGCAGGTGGCTGATTTAAACAGAAAGCTCGAGGCGGTGTTGGCCAAGGTAGAAACCAAAGAGCCGGAAAAGAAACCGGAAAATAAGAAACCTAAAGAAGATAAATAAATATGACTAAAGTAACAAGTTACGGAAAAACACCCATTTCCGTTTGCCACCCAGATGGAAGTTGGTTTTCCGGTCCAGTTAATACCGTTTACGACAATATTGAGTTCAATACCGGCATTGTCGCAGACTACGATCTGGAAGCAAACCAAGCAACGGCCTTTTCTAATGTGCCGACGGCGAGGTTTGTTTCTATAAGAACAGACGCGGCAATTAGCGTGAAGTTCAACGCCGCTACTAATCACTCAATCACGATTGCAGCCAATACTTCCTTCAATAGCGACACGCTGGAGGTAACAAATATTTTTATTACTGCGGTGGCTTCGGCCAATGTTAAAATACTTTTAACCTAATATGTCACACGGCTTCAAATCCTTAGAAGAAACGCAACAAGACATCGGCTCTTTGCAACAGGAGCTTGTAGCCTTGGACCGCTTTAAACAGGAAAAGGCGACGGAGAAAACCAAGATAGAGGAGGTTATGGCCGCCCTTTTAAAGCAGAAAGATGACTTGATACGGCAGAAAGAAGCCGTGTTGTTTGAATTAGGCGAGAAGCAGAGGGCTTTGGTGGCTGAAAATACAAGGTTAGATGGCACTCTAACCCTTGCCCGGGCTGAAATTAAGGCTTTAAGAGTTGAACAGGAGAAGATAATCGCTGATCGGGGAGAAATAGACAGTTTTATTGTTGAAAAAGAGGCAAATTTGGCAAGAAAAGAGAAGGAATTTATTGCTAAAACAGTTGAACTGGCCGAAAAAGGCAAGGAAATCAGAAAAGAGATGGAAACTTTAGAGGATAAGAAGGCTTTTGTCGAGTCTTTAAAGGTCCAATCCGAGCAGGAAAGGAATAAAGCCGACAAAGCAATAAACGAATTGTATCTTATGACTAAAGCAATGGAGGAAACTCAAAAGAAAATAGACAAAAACAAAGAATTTTTAAACTTAAAAGATGAGCAACTACGCTTGGCCGAACAGAGTTTTGTTATCAAGAACGATGAACTGATAAACAGGTTCAATAAATTGGAAGTTAAAAGGACAGAACTGGACCAGCGCGCGGACCTTATAAACAAAAAAGAAGCTGAGCTGGCCGTTCGGGAAAAGAACATCCAAGACAGGGAAACAGGCATAACCGCCCAAGAAAGAGAGGTGCGTATCAGGGAGGGACTTTGTTCTGAACGGGAACGGCTCGGAATTTTAAAAGCAAAAGGTGTGAATTTATAAAAAAATGAGTGATATAAAAGACCAAAAAGTACAAATTTGCGACATAGACTCCACAGTGATCGGGCTGAATGTTGTTCAGCTTGGTGCTGTTGGAGCAATGCCAGTAAGATTGGTTGATTCGGTTGGCGCGGGAATAGACACTTTGCCTATAAGCGGAAGCATTACGGCTACGGTTGATACTACCGGCCTTGCTTTGGCCGCTAACCAGTTGCCTGACGGACACAATGTTACTGTTGATAACGCTTCCATAGCCGTTACTGGCACATTCTGGCAAGCCACTCAACCAGTTAGTGGGACTTTCTGGCAAGCAACACAACCTGTATCAGGAACTTTTTGGCAAGCTACCCAGCCGGTAAGCATAGCCGGAACAGTAACCGTGGATTGTAATTCTTCAAATGTAACGGTGGATAACGCTTCAATAGCGGTAACAGGGACATTTTGGCAGGCGACACAGCCCATTTCCATAGCTTCAACTGTGGCGACAATCATCAAAGACGCAAACGGCGACTCTTGTATGGACGAGGGAAACAACGCTTTGAATGTCAATGTGGTGGCCGGAGGTGCAGGTAACGGAGCTATTTTGGACGGGGCAGACGCGGCAATTAAGGCAACTGTTCTTGACTATGCCAATTCCAATCCTTTAGCGGTGCGCCTGACCAATGCTGATGGAGATTATGTGGCCGCCGGAGCAGGAACGCAATACACCGAGGGGGACACGGACGCTACCATTACAGGAACGGCTATTTTACACGAGATCGCCGCAAACACTCTTGCGACAATATCCACTACCAATCCTTTGCCTATTTCAGACAATGGAGGAGCGATAACCGTTGATGGAACAGTTGCCGTTACGAACGCCGACATTACTTCTTGCAAAACAGCTTTGGAACTTTTAGACAATTCGGTGGACGGCAATTACTTGAATGTTAATTTGAACGCCGCAGGAACAGACCTTTCAATGAACGCAGGCGTGCTGACGGCGCAGACATTAAGAGTAACGATTGCTACCGATGATGAGGTTAATAATTTACTTGGCACGATAGACGCTGACACTTCAAGCATTGCCACGGATGCTTCTACGATCGCTGGAGATACCACTTCCATTGATGGAAAGATAACCGCTTGCAACACGGGAGCCGTGGTTATTTCATCGGGAACAATAACGACCATCACTAATGCCGTGGCCGTTACTAATGCGGACATAACGTCTTGTAAGACAGCCTTAGAGCTTTTAGATAATTCCGTTGATGGGGCTTATCTTAATGTTAATTGCAACATCGCCGGAACTGATTTTGTCGGCGGTGCAGGTGCTGTGGCCGCAGGAGTGCAAAGGGTTACTCTGGCTAGCGATGACCCAGCCGTAACAGATTTGGCCGCCATAGAGGTTTTGCTTACAGGAATTGATGTTGATACTGACGCAATTAAAACTGCAACACAACTTATAGACAACGCCATTTCTGGTGTAGGATTTAATATAACTCAATTTGCTGGTGCCGCTGTTCCTATTGGAGCTGGAACTGAAGCCGCCGCATTAAGAGTTACTGTTGCCACAGACTCAACTGGCGTGCTTTCGATAGATGACAATGGTGGTGCTTTGACTGTTGATGGTACTGTAACCGCTAACTTATCTGCTACCGATAATGCGGTTTTAGATAGCATACAGACCGCTGTAGAGGTGATTGATAACTCTGTTTATGTTGATGACGCTGACTGGACAGCAGACACTTCCAGCCATACTTTAGCTGGGGCGGTTACACAGGTTCTTGCTACTGTCAATACTGACGGCGATACAACTCCGCTTACTACCAATGCTTTCAGAGAATTGAGAACCGCCATACCTGAAAGCGATTTGGCCACGGCAGGAACAGCACACGTCAAGAAATACTACACAAACGCCGGAGCTGTTACTGACGGCATTATTTGGAGTCCAGCCGCAGGTAAGAGGTGGTATGTAACCGATATTTATATCCAAGTATCGGCAGCGGCTACTGTTACTTTAGAGGACGACTTGGCAGGTGGAGATAGTGCAATATGGAAAGCAGAACTGGCTGCCAATGGCGGTTGGTCTCATAGTTTTAATACTCCACTTTTCTCTTCAGAAGATGCGGCGGATTTAATAATTACTACCAGTGCCGGTAATGTATACGTAACCGTTACGGGTTGGGAACTGTAAATTTAATATAATATATGGCTTGGTTAGGAACTTGGGCAAAAAGAATAAAATTAGATATTGACTATACTAACAAGATAGGTGCTTCAGTTACACAATTTCCAGTAACTATTCATTTAAAAGCCGCCAATGGAGATACTGAAAATATTTTTTCCGAAGTTGGTGCAAATAGCCAGAAAATAGCTATTACCCAATCAGATGGAACCACCCAGCTTTATGCCGAGGTGGAACTTTGGGACAATACAAATTCCGTGGCTATAATCCATACTTCTCTTTCCACTTGGACAATATCCGCCGACACTTCAATTTATCTTTATTACGACAATACCCAAGCAGACAATACAACTTACATAGGAGATACCCCGGGATCTTCTCCGGCAAGTAATGTTTGGGACTCTAATTTTGTGATGGTCCAGCATATGAACGATGCCACGACCTCAAGTGTTTTAGACAGCACAGGAAATAACAACGATGGGACAAAAGGAAGTGCTAATAATCCATTGCAAGCTGACGGTAAAATAGGAAAGGGACAAAACTTTTCTGCTGATTATATTACTCTACCAAATAATGCTTCTCTTTTAGATAATGACTACATTACCATAGAACAATGGGTTTATTATGTCCCAGTTTCCGCTAATCCAAGATTCGTTGCTTTTGACCACGACCCAAATAGCGGATATGGATATGTGCAAACAATGTGTCTTGATAACGGATACGCGAATGTAGCTTATTCGGAAATGAAGATATCTGGTACGGGAAGGGGTTGTTTATCTGCCAATAATACTATTGCAGAAAATGCCTGGACTAATTTTGTAATGACCTATGATGGAAGTTATATAAGGCATTATATAAATGGTGCGCTCGTTACCACTTCTTCGCTTTATTCAGGGACTCTTGACCCGCTTCAACCGAGATACGAGTTAGTATTGGGTAGGAGCAATGGAATGGATTATATGTCTGGGACAATGGACGAAATTCGTATTTCTAATATTGCCCGTTCCGCTGCTTGGTCCAAAGCCTCTTATAACTCTGGGAATGATAGTTTATTGACTTATGGAGAGGAAGAGGGAGGAACGACTACTGTCGTCAAAGACATAATTTGCAGTAACGGTTTAATAGTTTTTCCAAGATAAATATGGCATACCTTTCTTTCCAGTCCCAATACGAACGTTGCCAGAGTTTAAGCTCTGACGACAATTCAACAACCTTAACGCTTTTTAAGGCGTTACTAAACGAGGGGACGCACAAGTGTTACAGCGTTTTAAACGCTGAATACTTTTATTCTTCGGCCACAGACCTGACCGTGGACGGCACTTCTTCCTATCCGTTGCCTTACAACTGTTCAAAACTTCACTCTGTCAAGGTAACCGTGGGCGATACCGACTATGTTGCCAAGGAGTTTCCAGCCGATGAGAACCAATGGAACGCTTTAAGGGGGAGTTCGCTCACTTCGGAAAATACCTATCCGACTTACTTCTTTGTAAAAAAGAACACTTTTGAAATATGGCCTACCAGCTCCACAAGCGGATATACCATCACCGAACGCTACAAAGTAACGACCAAAGACTTGTCGTCTGATGATTATACTACTGGCACGATATTGACTGCGACAAACGGAAGCACAGCGATAGTTGGCAATGCTCCTTCTTGGACCAGCGCAATGGTAGGAAGATATTTAAAAATTACGGGAGATGAATATTGGTATGAAATTTCAGCAGTTCCGACTTCTTCCACGATCACTCTGGCCAGAGAATACGGCGGAACTTCCATTGTGGCAGGGACAACGGCCTACACAATCGGGAATATGAGTTTGATACCGGAACCGCACCAGGACGCTCCGGTGGATTATGCTCTTTGGATTTATTATTTAAAGAAAGAAAATACGACTTTAGCTGACCGATACAAAGATAATTTCCAAGGTCTTGATGACAAGGAATTAGGCGGAAAACTTTTACAAATAAAACGATACGGGAGCAATCTGACGACTTCTGGGGTTTTAGAGGAGGACATAAGAGTTGTTAATCCAAATAATTACCCGCAAAATTTATCGTAAAATGGCAATTTTGTTAATCAATAATTTCAATGGTGGATTGAGTAGTGGTGAAAAGATAGGGTTATCTGGGAGTTTTCGTTTTGGATCGGGGATAAATATCCATTCAAATCCTGATGTTTTAAAGGTTTCTCCTAAAAGCACTAAAGATAGCGGGACAGTCGTGGTTGATCTTCCAATGTTTTCAACGACTAATACAGTAAATAGCAACATTTACTTTTTAGGAGATGCTGGAAAATTATATTGTAAATCTTCCGGAGTTTATTCTGTCCTTAATACTTATACTAATGCTCAAGGAATGGGATTTTTTACGGGAACGAATAAAGTTGTTTTTTGTTCAGGAGATAAAGAATATAAAATTGATCCTTCTACAAATTCAATTTCTACCGGTCGGACACTTGATTCAGCTGATTTTCATCCGGTTGAAGCGTTTTTGGATAAAGTATTTGTAGGAAATGGGCGTGAACTTATAAGCACAGATGGATCAGCGATAGATTATAATAGCTCAACTGTTGGTGGCGGATTGACAGTAGAATTTGGGCAAAAAATCAAATGTTTAAAGAACATCGGTGATTGGTTGTTTATTGGTTGCGTGTCTGATAATTCTTCTTTGGCCGCTTATTATCTATGGGACGGAGTTTCGGAAGATGCAAATTATCTAAAAAAATTAAAAGGAGAAGATGGTGTTAATTCCTGTGATGTTTCCGATGATGGAACAGTAATAATTTCAGCAGGAAAAAAAGGACATTTATATCAACTTACTGGACTTGATACGACATTAAACAATATTAAAACAATTCCTCTTATAGAAATTGATAAAACTATTGAAGTTTATCCTGGAGCAATGACTAATTATCAAGGCAGGTTAATGGTGGGATTATCTGACGGAACTTCCCTGACCGCCGAGAGAGGAGTTTATAGTTGGGCTTCTCATTCTAATCAATATTCTAAGACTTTAAATTTAGAATACAAAATTTCTACTGGAACAACGACAGGAACGACTACTCAAGTAGGACTTGTTTATTCGGCTAATACTACCGATCTGTATATGGGTTGGGCTGACAACGGAGTATACGGCATAGACAAGATTGACGGAAGTGGGGTGCAAGGTACAGCTGTCTATCAATCGCTAATACACGATGCGGGGAAGCCTTTTAAGAGGAAACATTACAAGAATTTTAAGATTACTTTAGCGAAAGCATTAGCAAGCGGAGAAACGATTGAGTTGTCTTATAAAAAAGATAGGGGAAGTTGGGCAAGCATCGGAACAATGGACTTTGCGGTCGACGGAGCCATTTTAGAAAAGAATTTCAAACCAGATATAAAGGCAAGGGAGTTAGAAATTCAGTTGGAATTTACGAATACTGGAAGCACAGGAGCAGAGATTGATTCTATTGCTATTATTTATGAGGAGGAAGATTTGATTTAATGTCATATTGTCTATGGCATTTACCACATAATCTTAACCAATCATTTAAATCTCGTTTGTACTCACCACTTTTATTTGCCCAACCAATTCTATGCCCAGTAAAATTTTTACCACAATGTTCACAAGTTGTAGGCTTCCCGAGATAACGATTAACCCAATTATGCAAACCGACATAACCTACATCATCACCTTTCCAGTTTTGATTTTTTTCACCAGCAAATTGAGGTCTTTTCTTTCCTTTATTACAAGAAGTCTTGCCTTTCATCCACAATCCGAATCCTTTATTTTTCGCTATTTCTTTCATTTTTTTCTTCCATTCTTCAGTATGTTCCCACAATCCTTTTTTCCCTTTGTTCCAAGGAATATGTCTAAGATGAGAATTTCTCAATTTCTCACAATGCAAAGATGATAATTTTTTACCAGTCCAATATGATTCACTACCTTTTACAAATTGACCTTTAGAATTTCTTTTAATCATAAATTTAATAAAAACCCCTCTTACCTTGGCGGGTTAGAGGGGCAAAAAGAATTATATCATATTTTCCCGCCAAGGATAATACATAAATAATAACACAAGTTTAAACGAAAAACAATGGCCGAAAGAATAGAGACATTCCCAATATTGCAACCTATAAACACTATGAACAATGGATCGGTTTTTAGTCCGACAGGAGTTGGCGGAGGTGTTGATAATGCAAATAACACGGGAATGTATTCTGGCTTTAAGGGAGATATTTTTTGTAATTTTGGCCGCTTCGGCAACGGAAATGACTATGTGGACATAAGCGCAACGGATATGCACAGCGCAAATTTTGTATCCGGCACTTCGGGCTGGAGGCTTACTTATGCCGGAGAATTGGAAGCGGAAACTGGGTATTTCAGGGGAGATATTACAGGAGCAAGCGGAACTTTCAGCGGATCGCTGACCGTTGGCACTTCCCCTAATTGGTTTAGAACTGACGCTGACGGAAATTCTTGGTGGGGAGGGGCTACCTTGGCAACGGCTCCGGCCAGCATAACCAACGCAGGGGCAGGGACTTTCTCAAGTATTACGATCACAGGCGGAACTGTAGGAGGTTGGACAACAAGTGCTACTTCTTTTGTTTTCGGCACCGGAGCGAATACAGTCGGATTGGACAGCGGAGGAACGAATCCAGCCATTTATGCTGGTTCTGCTACTCCTGGGTCCGCACCTTTTATGGTAACTAAGGCCGGAGCATTGACCGCTACTTCTGCCACTATCACAGGAGCAATAACGGCTACATCAGGGACGATAGGATCTTTTACTATTGGAACTTATCTTTATACAGGTTCTAAAACAGCTTACAACGATACAAACGCAGGCGTTCACTTGGGAAGCGATGGGATTGGGATAGGGAATAATCTTTTTACAGTTTCGGGGGCTGGAGTGTTAAACGCAGTTTCTGGAACGGTAGGAGGGTGTGCATTAGCTACTACCTCAATCGGCTCAACTACTTTCACTTCCGGCCCATTAGGAACAGGCTGGAACATCTCCAACACAGGCACGGCGGAGTTTCAAGACATAACGGCAAGAGGCGTTTTCAGGACTTCGGTGTTTGAAAAAGACACCATTTCCGCTGTTAATGGAATGGTCTTGGTTTCTTCGGCAGATGTTTTAGAGGATGATATGACGGCTTTGGACAGTTCTACTTTAGTTATTAAAGGCGAAACGACCTTTTCGGCTAATGAGGTGGTAAGAATTAAAGACGGGACTGATGATGAGTGGATGTTAGTGAACGATTCAAATGTTATTTTAGACAGTTATTCCGAAAGCAATAAAAATGGTAATTCTGGTTTTTATTTAGGTTCGCAAAACAGCCAAGGTCAATCTTTTCATAACACTAATTCTATAAAATTAACTAAGTGTAAATTTTACTTAAATAGTTTTTCTTCTCCGACAGGAAATGCAACAGCAACTATTTATGCTCATAGCGGAACTTTTGGAGTTGATGGAGTGCCAACTGGACCAGTTTTAGCCACTTCCGATCCAGTCGATGTTTCTGGTATTTCCGGTTCGTTCGAGTTGGTAGAATTTACTTTCAGCGGAGCTAACCAAATAGCTTTATCTGCTAATACTAATTATTTTCTTATTCTAAATTATTCCAATGGAGATGCTTTTGGAAGCGGGATAGGATTTGGGTTGGATAATTCTTCCCCTAGTGCTGATGGAAATTCTGCTATTCTTACTGGCGTTAATTGGGTAGTACAAGATACCCAAGATTATTGTTTTTATATTTATGGTTCTTTACCAACTGGTTCATATTCTGTTACTCGTGATCTGGCCGGAAGTTATGGAGCCAATGCAAACCCTGCTTGGACAAAAGGCACAGCCGTTGTTTCAATGGGCGTAGGGACAGGCACAAAGACAGGCTATGTCTTAATGGACAGCTCGTCTTCCAACAGCCCTTACATTGATGTTTACGGCAGGAACTCGAATACCTACACTGATGTTACTTTGCACGGCAGGTTCGGCTGGCTTAAAGGCATAACTGACGCTGATGTGGGGCTGGCTTCAACCGATGTGTGGGGGTTATACACCGATAATGCTTATATTAAAGGGACGATAGTGGCGACTTCGGGAAAATTCGGAAACTGGACGATAAGTGGTAATTCTTTTTCAACATCTTTAAATAATATTTTTGTGGGAGCAAGTGCTGGAAGTGCTATCACTGATGGAGAATACAATATCTGTGTTGGATATTGGGCTGGAAAAGCATTAACAGAAGGGGATGGTAATGTTTTTATCGGTCAACAAGCAGGTTCAGCAACTACAGCTCAAGGAGGAAATGTGTTTATCGGTCAAAGTTCTGGGGCTAATAATATTACTGGATACTCTAATGTTTATCTGGGAAGTGCTGCTGGAGGGAATAATACTGATGGAATAGGAAATACTTTCGTTGGTGCAAGTTCTGGTATAGGTAATCTTAGCGGAGATTATAATATATTCATAGGAAATGGTGCTGGTTATTATGAAACAGGGAATAATAAACTTTTTATTGATAGCTTAGGAAGGGCCAGTGAAGTAGATGCTAGAGTTAAGGCTTTGATTTATGGAGTATTCGCCTCTACAACTGCCGCCCAAACTTTAACTTTCAATTCTAATGTAGGTATTTTGACTTCCACTTTCGGGGCAAATTCTGACGCTGTTTTGGGTATTGCCAACGGAACGGCTCCTGTCGCCCACGTTGATAACGAAATTCAGATTTACTCGGTTGATTCTAGCGATAGCACAGCGACTTTGGGATTGATGTTAGAACAGGCAGTGGAGGATATTGGGACATTTACGGCTACTAAAAAAATAAAAGTTAAAATAAATGGGGTCGAATACTGGTTAGAATTAGACCCAGTTTAAGAAATAATTAAAAATTATGGCATACACAGGAGCAAGTGTTGTTGACTATCTTAATAGCGTTGGGCAGGATAGCAGTTACGCTAACAGAACAAAATTAGCCCAGCAATACGGAATAAGTAATTATGTGGGAAGTGGCGATCAGAACACCCAGCTTTTAGGGTTGCTTAATAAGAAAACCGCTACTCCTTCGGCTGGAAATTTGGCAGTGGCCAGCACTGGAAGTGATGTTTCTGGAACTAAAGTTAATTATACGGGAACGAGTGTTGTTGATTATTTAAACACGCAAGGAAAAGCCTCTGATTATAATTCAAGGTCTGCTTTAGCCCAGCAATACGGCATTTCAAATTATATGGGAACAGCTGACCAAAATACCCAGCTTTTAAATTTACTTAAATCCGGTTCAGGGACAACTAGCACTACCAATACGACCAGCCAATATATTCAAGACCCGAACAATCCAACTGCCAGCATCCTTAATCCTAACTACAAAGCCGGAACAAACGCTTTAGGAGCCAACACCAGTACGCAAAACTTGCAGAATTTTGTTGATACAGCCAATACTTCTGCCAATTCTACTCAAGCAAAGTATTTCATTTCTACCTCTCCGACAGGAAAAGTTTATAAACAGGAATTGCCTCAAGGTTCTGATTATCAATCTACTTTACAGTTTCTTATCAACGAAGCGAACAGCAAAGGGAACAAAATTTCTTATGAGTATCCGCAAGCCACTACCAATCCTTTAGGAAATACCAGCGAACAAAACTTGAAAACTTTTGTAGATACAGCACAAAATGCCGATACAACTAGCCAGTATATTGACGATCCGAACAACCCCGATGCTTCTATACCTAATCCGAGTTATAAAACAGCAACAGCTGAAACAACCACTCCGCCGTCAACAGGTGGAACTCCAGCTCAAACTTACACTCCGGCACCGGACCAAAACACGACCGGAGCCAATCCCAATGCCAACTTAGTGCAGAAAGACGCTTCCGGTAATTATATCGCACCTACTTCTGATACCACTTCTAAAGACCAGATAAATACCGATTTGGAAGCAAAATTTAAGGAATTTACCGACAGCGTTACTAAAAATCAGGAAACATCGCAAAAAGCTCAAGAGGACATTATCAAGAAAATGGGGGAAACGGCCACTTCCGATCTGTTGAAAAAGTACGAAGAAACCCAAAAGACCATTTCCGACTCATACAACCAATACTTTACACAGCAACAGGACTATCTTAACCAGCTTCAAAGCCAGCCTAGTGTTGTTGACCAGTTGAATAAGTTTAGGGAACAGCAAGGACTTCCGCAGATGGAGAAGGAGCTGACAGGCATTGACCAGACCATTTTGACCACAGAGGGGCTTTTAAACAACATTGAGGCCGATATACGCAAAAGAATCGAAGGACTGCCCGTGAGCGAAGCAGCAGCGCGCAGGCTTACTTCTATGGAGCAAGCACCCCTGTCTAAACAACTGTCCGAACAACTGACGGCTCGCCAGAGGGTTGCCGCCGGATTAGAGGCCAAGCAAAACACAGTCAACCAGTATATGACCTCCGCACAAGCTGATTTGTCCACACAGAAAGAGATCGCCCAGGCTAAGTTAGGCGTTGCCAAAGAGCAAGTAGGCGTAAAAGCGGACATAGCCAATTCAGGTTTAGAGGCTTTTCAGACCGTCCAAAGCCAGATGAACGATGTTTATAAGATACAACTAAGTGCAACGCAAGACGAAGCCACTTACAAGAACGAGTTAGCAAAGTTAGGGTTTGATTACTATACCCAGCAACAGGCGACCAAGCTGGCTGACATAAACGACAAAGAGGCGTTTGAACAGGAGTTGTTTAAGATCAAGCTCCAAAATACCCTGAATACGACCAACCCGAACTACACGACCGAGATAGTTTCGGACGCTAACGGCACAATGTACCAAATATCCATTAACAAGAACGACCCGACTGACAGGATAGTGAAGAATTTGGGGGTGCAGGGGTCGGTAAAAACAACAGGAAGCGGATCATTGCCAACCAGCTATGAAGAATGGACTTTGGCCGGAGGACAGGATGGAACAGGAAAAAGTTATGCGGATTATTTGAACAGTAAATCAGGCGATGATTGGTCGTCTTTAATGCAAGCTTTAGGAGCAGATTAGTCTATGGCAATAAAATATATCCAAGACCCGAATAACAAAAACGCTTCGATACCTGTTTCCATAAAGAAAAAGGCTTCTTCGATTGCCAATTTTTTAAATACAAACAAGACAGTAAGGGCGATCAATTCTACCGTAAGCAAAATGCCTACTCCGGCTGAATTTGGGAAAGGCGTATCAAAAGAAATATCGAAAGAAGCGGGGATAGTTTTTAATTTCGGAAAATCTATTTTGCAAGGAACGGCCAGAAGCGGAGGAACTGTTGCGGCAACCATAATGGACAAGACAATGGACAATCCGGCCGACACTGCTGCCGGAAAAGTACAGAAATTTTTTTATGGAGAAGGAGCAATCAAACCATTGGGGGAACAGTCGGTGGAATATGCAAAGGCATTGCAAGAGAAAGGAGTCAACAAATATGTGGCCGCGCCGTGGGGTTTGTTAATGGCCGGAGGTATGGCAGGCTTAGACTTTACCGGAGTCGGAGGAGAAAAAAAAGCCTTAGAAGCCATCATTAAAGTTTCTAAATTAGACGATGCAGTTAAGATAGGAAAAAATATAGGAATTGCCGATGATCTGGTACAGGACTTTGCTAAGGCTGCGGTCAAGGTGAAAGACGAAAAAACAGCCAAGTCTTTGGTTGATAGCTTTGCGGAGATACAGAAGCAAACAAAAACAGCTGTTAAGGCTGTTCCATCCACTCGTTTAGGTCCGCAGGGGGAAAATCTAGCTCGGATAGAAGTGCCGTCCCAATCCATAAAGAAAAGCAAAGATATAGGAATAGAACTACAATCGCCAAAGAATATTTCTTCCACGAAAAGCCCCACTCTTCTTCAACAAACCATCCAAGAACAAAAAGGAAAAATATCAGGCCAAAAATTGCTCCAAGAGAATCGTTTATCATTACCAACAAAATACAATAAAACCTTACTAAAAGTCAAGACTTCTTTAGAAGAAGCTAAGACTAAAGCCATTGAGTATGTTCAAAATACCGATGAAAGAGTAAGACAGTTGGTTAATAGGAAAGATGTAAAAGTAAGCGATATTTCTGATCCTTACTTAAAAATGACGCTTTATCCAGGGCGCGTAGCTTCTAAAGTTGAAAACGCTAAAGCTGAAGTAGCCTCGATAATTCAGGAAGCACAAAAAGAAAAGATAAACAGAAAAGAAATATCTGATTATATGATCGCTAAACACGCGCCGGAGCGCAATGTTGCTTTGGGTGAAAAAGCGTCCGGTATTACTACCGAAGAAGCTAACGCTTCATTAAAAGCAATAGAGGCTTCGGCTAATGGAAAGAAAATAAAAGAATTGTCTGATAGGTTGCAAAAATTGAATAACCAAACTCTAGATACCTTAAAAGAAAGCGGTGTTATTTCAGATGAACTTTATACCAAACTAAGGACAAAATACAAAAACCACATTCCTTTAAATAGGATTTTTGAGAATACCGATGACATCGGACAGGCTTTATCCGGCAAAGGATATAATGTAAAATCCACCGGTATTAAAAAAGCCGTAGGAAGTGAAAGGGAAGTGTCGGATATAACGGAAAACATAGTCTTGAATTATGAGCAGGCTGTTTTAAGATCAGAAAAGAATATTGTTGACCAAGCAACGCTGGCTTTTACAAGAGAAAATAAAGACATCTTAAAAGGATTGATGGAAGAAATACATCCGCAAGCTGTTGGACAGACTTTTGACGGTAAAATGATAATGGAAAAAACCAATGATCCGACAATCCTTCAAATGTTTGAGAACGGCAAGCCGGTATGGATAAAGATACAAGATAAGAATTTGGCCATTGCTTTACAGGGGGTAGGCAAAGAAAAGTTAGGAGTATTATTAAATACGGTTGCAAAAATCACTCGTTTTTATTCAACTCTTGCCACTCGTTTTAATCCTGAATTTGCCTTACCCAATAAGATTAGAGATTTACAGGAAACAGCCGTATATTTGGCGGCACAAAACAAGGTTGGATTTAGAGGCGCGACTAAAGCGGTCGCAAGAGATTCAGCTAGTGTTATTGATATAACGGCGGCTTTGGCCGGTAAAAATACCCCGGGAGCTAAATTATATCTGGAAATGAAAGAATTAGGTGGAACTACTGGTGGATTTGGACTTTCAACAAGGAAAGAGGTTAATTTGAGTTTGGAAAAAATAGAAAGTCTGATGAAAAATCCAACCAAGAAAATAGCTAATAATCTCGTCCAATATATTGATGATTGGAATACAATTTTTGAAGATAGCACCCGTCTTTCAGTTTATAAAACAGCTTTAGATAAAGGGTTAAGTAAAGAGCGAGCGGCGGCAATGGCAAAAGAAGCGTCAATCAACTTTAATCGAATGGGAAAGGGTGGTCCAGTAATTAATGCTCTCTATATGTTTTCTAATGCTTCTATCCAGGGATCGGCTAAAATGATTAAGTCTTTAAAAAATCCTAAAGTATTAGGTGCTACTGTCTTAGCCGTAGGGGGAAGCGTTGCGACGGTTAATTCTTTTAATAATAAAGCTGATCCTGAATGGCGCGATAAAGTTTCTAAATGGGATAGACTTAATGGTTTGCCAGTTGTGATTCCTTCAACTGATGGAAATTTTAGATATTTTACAATTCCAGTATCTTGGGGAATTAAACCAATTAAAGTTATGGCTGATTATGCAGATGACGCAATTAGCGGACAAAAATTTGATGCTAAAGAAATGATTGAAAAAACAGTTTCAGCTATCGCAGACGCTTATAACCCAGTTGGAGGAACAGATTTTACTTCTGCCATTACTCCGACAGCTTTAGATCTTCCTATTGATATAGCAAAAAATAAATCTTGGAGTGGAAGTCAAATAAGACCGACATTGTATGATAAAAATACTCCTGCTGATGTTCAATATTTCTCATCTTTAAAAGAAACAGAAACAGGTAGAATGGCAATTAGTATATCCCAATTACTACAACAAAAAGCAGGAATTGCTTGGTCTCCGGCCGATATTAAATATGCTTACGATCAAGTAGTCGGCGGAGCTGGAAGAACAGCCAGTAAGGTAATCAATCTTATTTCTGGACTTGCTACCGGTAAAGAACTTCCGGCGGATGAATATCCTTTATTATCCCGATTTTATAGAGAACGGACAGAAGAAGAAATAGGATCTGGAGCTGGCGGAGAAACGGAGGAAATTAAAAAGATACTGACTGAACAAAGCCGAGAGCGTTTTAATATCGAAATGAATGCCGAAGACCTGTTTGAGTCAATTAAAAACAATCCCGACAAAGCGGAAAAGAAAAGATTGCTTGCGGAAACAATAAAAAACAACCCAGAAGTTGCTAAAAAAATGGTGGAGATTGCCAAAGACGAAGCCAAGGGTTTGACTTACACCAACCGGCTTATCAAACAGCTTGGCGTAGAAAACGGAGAGCGCGGCAGATACATTGTTGAAAAAGTAAAAACTTTAAAAACCAAGGAAGAAAAAAGAGTTTATCTTGCCGATCTTATTAAAAAAGGATTACTGACCAAAGATGTGGCAAAATCAATATTAAATGAAGTTAAAAAATAATGTATGGAAACCGAAAAATCAAAATTCATCACGCAACAGGACATCAAATTTATCATCGCCATAATCGTCTTTTTAATCCCTATAATGGCTTGTTACTACCAGCTTAGAGAGGATTTGGCCTTGATAAAGCAAGATTTGAACACGATCAGAAACAACGATCTGGCCCACATAGAATTATCTTTGGCGGCGATGAAATCACGCAACGACTTGCAAGATTCGCGAACTATTGAACTTGGGCTGGAAGTAGAGAGATTATTAACTTTACACGAGAAGTAAAACACGGCAGGGGGCTTGTAATGGAAGCCAGGACGCTTTTTAAAGCATATATTGGGCTTTGCCCGCAATAATACGCTGGCCACTTTCCACCAACAAACTGTGATCCGGCCCGGACCTTGCCATCATAATTAGTAAATAAATTTATGAAAATATACAGAGCAATCAAGACAGACTACCAGACGCAAGGGTTTGAAGCCCATCCTTCTATGGTAGAGTTTTATAAAAAGTACGGTATGACGAATCACGGAGGGATGGACTGGGCCGCTAAGACAGGGGAAGGAGTTTATTGGGACTGCGATCTGCCGGGGATAGTGGATTATTGCGAAACTGATAGTTCGGGAGGATTAGGGGTAAATGTGATAACAGAATCAGAAGGTCGTGTTTATAAGCACCGTTTTTGGCATTTAAAGGGCTTTGTGGCTTGCGCCGGTGATAAAGTTGTTCCTGGTACCTTGCTTGGCTGGGCGGACAATACAGGGGCTTCTACGGGGACGCATTTACACCGAGATTGCAAGGAAATGACCAAAGACCAATGGGGAAATTACCATACAAAATATCCGGATAACGGGACATACGGAACAATGGATTTTAAAGACATTTTTGAAAATAAATTTGTGCTTGATACGCCGGAAGGGAAAAAGAACAATGACGGGCTTATCCGTAAAATACTTTTAATGATTATCGAAAGGTTTTTAAAAGGTCGAAAATAATTTGAGTTAAAAGTTTTTAAATTATGGATATTATAAACATTGCGATATTAGGCACGGCTGCTTCCTTTTTAATGGAAGTGATACAAAACAAGTGGGGGACAGGGACGATCTTGTCCAAAGCAATAATAACCGCCCTCTCGCTGGTTATAGGAACATTCTATTTTTTTGCTTCCCAAACCGACTGGTGGGTTAGCTTTTTAGGGGTGCTGGCGACCGCTTCGACAGTGTATGCTTTCTTCTTTAAGAAAGAACCTGTGCAAAACTAATTAGAAATTTCTGCTTGACAAAGGCCCGCTATAATTGGCGGGCCTTTTGCTTGTGGACAGACTAAGTTATTGACAAGGTTATGGATAAGAATATAATAAAGCTATGCCGAATGCAGATCAATTCAAAAACAGGGAAGAATACAATAAATATTTCCGAAAATACAGAGAAAGAAACAGGGAAAAGATGAGGGATTATAACAGAGAATATAATCGTAAATATCGCAAAGAACACGGATACTGGAACGAAATAAATTGGAAGAAAAAAAATATAGTCAAGGTGAATGTTAATAGAATTTTGCAAAATGCCATTAAAAGCGGAAAAATAAAGAGAAAACCTTGCGTATTTTGCGGAAAAGAAAAAACAGTTGCTCATCACATAGATTACAGAAAACCATTGAAAGTAATTTTTCTCTGCCACGCCTGCCATTATAAAATCCACCACAAGCGAAAAAAAGGCACTTCCTAGGCGTTCTACCCAGCAAAAGGTAATAATTACCGTTTCAAAATATAAACGCCCCACAAGGGCAATAAAGGCCGAATAATAACAAATCGTAAAATTAACAAAACAATGTTCATCACACGCAGACAAGTAGAGGAAGAATTGAGGAGCGTAAAAGCGCAGAGAAACATTTTATTCATCTGCACGGTCCTCTTAATAATCAGCGTTCTAACTCTTGGCCAAGGAATAGAAAAACTGGCCGGGTTCTAAAAAATGAAAATCTACCGAGTATCAATCACCGGCGACAAGTATCCTACCGAATACACCGTCCAAGCCTCCGGGTGGGGAACGGCAGCGAACAGGGCGATCAAGGAATGGAAGAAAAGATTTAAGGGAAGCAAGACGGACAAATTGGTAGTTAAACTTTTCAAAGGTGGAGAATTATTAGTCGATAACAACAAAGAAAATGACTAAAAAAGAATTTGTCGAAATGTTCGGCGAAGACCCGGAGGACATTCTTGGACCAGACTGGAAAAATCTGGCTGACGAATATGCCGAGGAAGCTGAACAAGGAGAGCAAGCCAAAGAGCAAGCGTTGGAAGAAGCTCAGAGGCCAAGAATAATTTAATGGTGATCTTTCAATGGGTGCGGTATTGACGGACGGGGGAGCTGATCAGCATTTCCGATCCTAAGATACTGCGCCATTGAAACCTAATAAAAAAATGACAGGGAAAAAATATCCAGTTTCGAAGGTTGAACCTTCAAAAGAAATAATCAAAACGGATCAGAGCGAAACAGCAAATTTCATATCCCAAGCAATCGCAAACAATTTGCCGGTGGAGACAATGGAAAAACTGTTTTCACTTCACGAGAAAGTAAAAGCGGAAAAAGCCAGAGAAGCGTATGTTATGGCCTTAGCTATTTTTCAAGGCCAATGCCCGGTAGTCCAGAAGTTGAAAAAAGTAATGAACAAAGACGGCCGGACAGTCCGTTATCAATACGCCCCACTCGATTCGATTGTTGAACAGGTGAAGGGATTATTGGCAAATAACGGATTATCTTACAGGTGGGAAGTAGAAAACAAACCAGGGATCATCAAAGCAACAGTAATTATAACTCATAAGCTGGGCCATTCGGAATTAAGCTCATTTGAGATCCCGATTGACACTGAGGGCTATATGACCGCGCCGCAGAAAGTCGCTTCGGCCCTGACCTTTGCCAAGAGATACACCTTTTGCAACGCCTTGGGGATCTCAACCGGCGATGAGGACACCGACGCAACCGATGTGAATAAGGAGCCGACTGCAAAATCTCCTAAGGCAAAGATCGTGCTGGCTTTAAGAACCTTGGGACACGAACCGAAAGGAACTGAAGAATACGCGGCAATTATTCTCAAGATGACACAGTTGCCGCTCGAGAACAAAAACCTGCCGGGGATAGTCGCCCGGCTGGAAACCTTAGTCGATGAGAAACAGCAATATGAAAACTCTAACATTTGAAACAGAGCAGGAATGGCTGGACGCAAGGCGCGGCAAGATCACCGGCACAAGGCTGAAAGACCTTATCTCCCGTAACGGAGCCAAGAAGATCGGCTATTACGAGATCATTGCCGAGAAGATAGCGATACCGGCCAGCGATGAGAATGTGATGGACCGAGGCCATAGGCTTGAAACTGACGCTCTCGAAAGGTTCGCCAAAGAAACAGGTAAGAAAGTTGATGGCTCATTGCTGATGTGGACCAGAGATGATGACGACAATATTGCTATCTCTCCCGATGGCGTTATAGGCAAGACGGAAGCGGTGGAATGTAAATGCCTTTCATCGGCCCGGCACATCGAAGCCTTGCTGACCAAAGAGGTTCCTTCCGAATACGAATATCAGGTTATCCAGTATTTCATTGTCAACGATAAGCTGAAAACCCTGTATTTCGTCTTTTACGACCCGCGAATGCCAAAAGACTTTTTCTACCTGACGGTCAATCGAAAAGATGTTCAGAGCAAAGTGGAAGAATACTTGGAGCTGGAAAAGAAAGTGCTTGCGGAGATCGAGGAGATCGAAAAGCAATTGACATTTTAACAATCACTCGGGCCGCTGACTTGTGCGGCGGCCCGGGATAACCAAAAGTTTAATAGGCAAAACTGATGGAAACCGAAAACATTTCAATAACGAATGATAGCGGAGATCACAAGTATTTTACTTTAATCCCTAATTTCATTCTCAATCATTCAACGGCAATCGCTCAAGCATTATATCTCCAACTAAAAAGACTGGCCGGGGATAATGGGACGGCTTATCCGGGAAACCAATACTTAATGGACAAACTGGGAATAAGCAGGAACACACTTAAAAAAGAATTTGGATATTTGTTGGAAAAAAGATGGATAAAATTTGTAGGCGAAAAAGAAATCCAGACAGACGGCGGAAAGCAAAAAGTTAAGGCTTATAAGATCGTTGATCTTTGGCAATTAAATAACGAATTTTACCAAACCAAAGGGGGGTCAAAAAAAGACATACCTTTGCAAAGGGGGGTCAAAATAGACGACAAAGGGGGGTCAACAAGGGGGGTCAAAATAGACGACAAAGAAGAACCACTTAAACAAGAACCACTCTTAGAAGAAGAGGACGCAACTGCGGTTGCTACACCTCAAACAATCGCTAAAGATTTTTTTAAAGGAGTAAGCGATCTTATCGAAGGTAAAAGTTCACCGGCCCTGCAAGAACAACTAAACAAGATCGCCGATGACAGATTGGTTCCGAAAGAGATCCTCTGGGCCGAGATAAAGAAATTCCATTACTTTTGGACAGAGCTGAACGGAACAGGAAAAAAGCAACGCTGGCAAATGGAAAAGACTTTTGAGGTAAACCGCCGCTTGATTACTTGGTTCAGCAGGTGCAAAGACTTCAAGAACAAAAAAGACAGACCTAATTGCGTAAGCGTATGAGCGAGATAGAACTTTACGAGATCAAGACCTTCGGCGACAAAGACGAGCCAAGCTACATAGTCAATCAGATCACAGGCCAAAAAATATCGCTGTTGCTTAGAAGCCATAACTGCCCAAAATTCATCTTCATCAAAGAATACAAAGCAACGCTCAATGTCAATCAAATCGTCCATTGCCAGCCCTACCGGAAACAAAGGGATTGCGAAAAAAGGGAAATGACACTGGAAGAATCAAAAATAAATAACTTATTTTTAGAAAACAACAATGGAAGAATCAACCCTCCAAGAGAATAAATCGTTTATCCAGGGATTAGAGGACGCAAAAAAAGGCTTTGCTATCCCTTCCGAAAAAATAATCTGGGCGGAGAAAAACTTTTTGAAAGACGAGTGGAACAACTTTTACAAATTCAATTCCAGTTATTGCAAAATCGAAGATGTGCAGATGGGTAACACGATAGTAAAAGTTTTGGCCGGATTCTGTATGCGCCTCAAAGATTTTGAAGAAGAAAACAAAAATTTCAATTCCGGTCTTTACGAAATGAGCGATGAACACAAAAGAATAGTCGACAATTATCGCAGAGCCAATCATATTTATCCGACCCCTTTTCAAGACCTATGCAAACCCAACTTCAACGCATAACCGCCATTCTAACCGCCGAAGGAAAAATCGATAATTACCGCTCAATCCGCCAGAAAATATCAATCCGTCTTGGAGCGAGAATTAGCGACCTCAAGGACCAAGACTGGAAGTTCAAAGGCTATTACGAAAAACCGTCCAGCAAGAATTATGTTTATGAGGTAATTAAAAAACCTAATTTAAAAAAATGAACACACTAAAATCATATAGGCACGGCGATCTGGCCTTAAAGGGGATAAACAACCTTCCCGAAGGTCTTAAAGCCTCAAAGTCAAAAGTAATAATGCAGGGAAGCGGAGGACACGACCATAGCTTCAACAACGGAACATTGTATTTAAAAAAGGAAAATGATTTTGTCATCGGATACTTAGAGGCCAAAGACACAAAACTTTTCCATCTTGAACACGGAAAAAAGGTCGAAGGAAAAACCTTGAAGGAGGCCAAAATCAAAGACGGTTATTACCAACTTTTAAAACAGAACGAGGCAAGAAACGGTGAATTAAGACCCGTTGTTGATTAAAAATTAATTTAAACCTATGTCTAAAATCTTTAAAGGAAATTTAGAAATAAGAAGCGAGGAGGACGCTAAAAAATTGGAAGGTTATGACGGAATTAGCGGTGACCTTTACATCTACTCCCAAGCCAAGCTGGACGCTCTCAAGTCCGTAGGCGGTTACCTTTACATCCACTCCCAAGCCAAGCTGGACACTCCAAACCTCAAGTCCGTAGGCGC